ATACACAGGATGTGTTTGGCAAAACTCGATGGCTTCGAAATCATAAACAGGTTCCTCAATTTGCATCGAGAAGCCCATCACGACAAACCATTCGTACAGTCCATCACTAAACCGTGCCAGATCATCTGCCTCCATAATAACGACACAATCGTCACCATTATTAGCGAGCTGGATCTTGACACCACAACTGAGCGCATAAGCATACACCATGGCACATGCCAGTAGACAGTTGCCTAATGACGTGTTGATGTCACCACTCATACGACCACCATCAGTGGTGTATTTGACACTTCCATCCGCAGTGTAACCCCGACAGGAGTTAAACATTTGGTACTCTAGCAACCGTCGGAGAGCTCTACGATGCTTGCCACGTGGAAAACATGACAAGTAAACGGAGTGCTCCCATGACAGAGCCGGGCGTCGAACATGTTGGTCCCATCTGCTGGCGTCCAAGCCAACAGCAACGGGACACCGAAACATGTTCCACTTGGCACGCAACAAGCGCCCACTAGTCGCCGCATTCACACCTTTGAAAACGGTTGGATGACCAAACAAGTTGGCCAACGCACCATAAATTCTCTCTTCAATGGGTCGTAAATACCGACCCACCTCTATATTATACCTCGGTGATCTGGGACAGATCACACGTGGCACTGGATCCGTCTTACGAGTAAAATCAGTTTTCTCGTACTTGACGAACACTTTGATCTCAGCATCCCCTGCAACAAAACTCTTCCCCAAAAGTGATGTGTAGGCAGCATCATAAATCTTGCGTTTTCGGCCACGGAATGTCTCCACAAACTGGAGTCTTGTCAACGGGGCGGAAAGCGGCAAAAATTTACTCAACAGCTCACGAGTGGCAGACAGCCGCTCATGAAAAATATGAGAATCAACTGGCGGGGGCTCTTGGAACATGCCATCTTTCTTGACATAAAAGACACGTTCCTTAACCGCCCGCTCCAGTGTGTCGATGTTATTATTGAAAGCTCGCAGGTCAACCGGTGGAGAGACACCGGAAACACGCACCATCCTACGATCTTTGACGACTCCCCATCGCCGACGCACGCGCAAACGGGGATGGTTGGGAGCGCTGCCTGGACAGCAACCAACCCCACGCACCGCAACGGGGCCCCCCTAACTACGCTGATGGTGGACTCCAAAAGGCCACCACCACCAGCGTGTGAGGTAATCATTGGAACGCTCACGGTAAACCCGCGTGCACGCCAAATCGTTCATACCTCGCAAAGTCTGGGAGGGAAGGAAACTCAAACCTAGTGCACCGTCAATTATGGCTATTGCATCACAGGTACGGAGGTCCTTCAAAACCGATAACTCATCACGCATGAACTTGCGAGTGATTAACAAATTGGCCTCAGACCTAGGTCGCGAGCCAAACTGTCGATACGCCTCGTCAGCAAGCGCATACACCATCTCCTGGAGACGCCGGGGCCGATAGCGGCAAAACCGCTGCGGCCCGTCCTCAAGTTCAAGCCCACCAGGACCCAAACCATCAGCAGCGCGTGCAGCTCGGACAACGTCCATGAGATCAAGCTCATGAGCGTCGAACCGTCCCACAACACGCTTGGCACGACTCTCCCTTGCAAACCAAGCCGACACGGACCCATGCAAAAAGACGATAATCACAACTTGTGCAAGGCTGTAAATGGCAACAACTGCCAAGGCTACAACCAATCCAACAGAGCTCAACCGAGGTGAAGGGGCAACAAGATGCGAGAAAGTGGCAAGCGCACCAACAACAATAATGACCACAAACGTGGATAGCAAGTGTAGCTTAAACCAAAGGGATAGGTTAAGCCCGAAAACCACTGTGTTCTTTAAAATTTTAATCATATTGTTGGTGCTTGGACAGGCCTTTGGCCTCCGCGTCATCCGCTGCACTGCGCGGACCAGCCTCATAACCGAAACCAGAGGATCGGGGACACTAATCCAGTGTCCATCGCAGCAAGAATGAGATGCTGACTCAACGTTATAACGCTTGTGATGCCCTCACTCCAACAGAAGCGGGCTGAAAGGCCCAAAGCGGACCGATAAGGCATCACACAGCGGGCGTTAAAAAGCTAGTTGTTTCGCAGGACATATGTACTCCCCCCGCCTCTAGACGTCCAAAACTGCGCCGTAGGCATGCCCAAAACCGTACGGCCAGAACACACCTACGAACACAACGCGACAACGTAACCCCGAGGCTAGGTTTCCACACTCCACCCACAACTAGGTAAGAACAGAAC